GTTGAGCAATATTGGAATCTTTGCCGCAAACTGGTTCGCTGATACTGGTGGCGACAAATACATTGCGAACGGAACCGCTGCACGAATCGACGTTAACAATTCCGGTCAAATCCAGTTCAAGATAGCCTCGTCCGGCACCGCTGGAACTGCCATCACCGACTTCGCGACGGCCAAGATGACGCTCGATGCGAGTGGGAATTTGATTCTGTTGTCTTCAAACACTCCCGCAACGCTGACCGCCAACGGCCAACTCACTGTCAACGCCACCAGCAACACCAACCTCCGCTTCAGCTATCGCGGATCTGATGGCACAACCCGAGTCGCCAACATCACTCTCGCCTAATCCTATGATTACCCTCTCTTGGATCATCGAACGCCTTCTCGTTAAGCCGACCGAAGGCACTCTCACCGATGTCGTCATCACCGCCGACTGGCGATGCAACGGCTCGCAGGAATCGTTCAGCGGAACCTGCTACGGATCGTCCTCGTTCTCCCCTCCGACCGAGAACTTCACGCCATATCCCGACCTCACGCAGGATCAGGTTCTCGGCTGGTGCTTCGCGAATGGCGTCGATCAAGCGGCCATCGAAGCGAACGTCTCGCTCCAAATCGAAAACCAGATCAACCCGCCGGTCATCGCTCCTCCGCTGCCGTGGGCGGCGCCGGTTGAAATCGTTCCGCAGGTGGAGCCGCAGGCGGAGCCGGTTTTGGTTGCGGAGGAGGCTGCTGTCGTTGAAGCTCCGGTCGCCTAATATGGAAATTACGCTCAAGCTCAACGAACAAGAAGCCAACAACATCATTCAGCTTTTGGACATTGCTGTGAAAGCTGGCGGTCTCGCCAATGCTGCCGTCGCTTTGCCAATTGTTGAAAAGATCAAGCAAGCCGCTCAACCTAAATCCGAGTAATGCAAACCGATACCAACAGCAACAGCGGAGTTGGAATCTCTCTCGCTACCGCTGCCGCTGCTGGTGCGGTTTCTTTACTTCCGCAGCTAACACAGTGGTTCCAGTTTGGGGCCGCTGTGTTGGCTTTTGTCGCTGCCGCAATCGGACTCTACAAAGCCCTCAAGAAATGAACTGGAAAACCACTCTCGCAGGTGTCGGCGCAATCATGGTCGCAATCGGAGGCGCACTCAAAGCACTCTTCGATGGAGACCCAACGACTAACATTGATCTTGCTGCGACCATTGCCGCTGTGACCGTTGGCTTTGGTCTTATTGCCGCAAAGGATGCGGACAAAAAGAAGTCCGAGTGAACATCGTCGAGCAGATCATCACCGCTTTGCTAAAGTGGCTGACTGGTCTGGCTAAAACACCACCAACCGCCGAAGATGCAAAACCAGACAAAGAGCTTAAGCAAAAGCTTCTGGATCGCATTGACCGTGCTGGTGGGTAGCTGTGGCTGCGGGACTCGCGTCGTTTACGTCCCGCACGGTGAGCCGGTGAGGCTTGCTGAGACCGTCAAAGCGAGAGTTTGGGTCAAAGGTGCTGACGGTGTTTCTGTGCGCTCTACGAGTCGTATAACGCTGTCAGAGGGTTGGTACGCATTGCCGAAGGAATAGTATGTCGCAACAAGTCATCAACGTTGGATCAACCGCAAACGACAACAACGGAGACACGCTCCGTGGATCGTGGATCAAAGCTAACGCCAACTTTGATGAACTGTATGGCAACCTGCCGATTGATGACGCTCCGTCAACGTGGGTTCCTACGCTGACTGATTCCGGTGGTGGTAGAACTTTTGCTTTCACGGTCAACACGGCTCGCCATACGTCCATCGGGTTTGTCTCCACGTTCACCGCTGACATCACGATCAATTCTGTGAGCGGTTCCGCGACTGGCAATCTTCGCTTAAGCCTTCCCGATCCCGCGACTTACGACGCTGCTGTGTCCATCTGGTTGGACAATGCAACGAATCAAGCGAAGACTTCTGTCATTGGTAAGATTGTTGGTGGGACTTCCTACTGCGAGTTGAGCCATTACGAGACCGGTGACATCACAAGTCTTGCAAGCCAACTCCAAGCTACTTCCCGCATTCTCGTCTCCGGTGTCTACTTCACAGCGTGAACCTGATTGCCACCAGTCTCCAGTTGGGGATGTCTGTGCTACAGAGCGCGATGGGAAACCCGTCGTTTTTGTGGCAGGGAGTGCTGGTGCGTTGTCTTCCTGCTGCGATCACTGACGCCAACTCGGTTATTGCCGGTGGTTTCCAAGATAACGTCCAAGCGCGGATCTTGGTTAAATTCAGTGACTGGAGGTTGGCTGACTCCACGCTTGTAACCGTTGACGCTTCAGTCTGGTCTTGTGACGTTGGTTTCACCGCTGACCGTCTCTTGCAAGAGTCTGGAAGCTTGCTGCTGCAAGAAAACACAGATCGCTTACTCCTGACTTTTGGCAAAATGATTCCGGTGGTGGGTCGTCTTGTGACCTACGATGGGCGACAAATGCGCATCATGTCGGCTAAGAGAGACGGCTCCGGTGCTTACTATGCTCTTGAGCTTGGAGCGAAGACCAAATGACTCCAACCGTCACAGTAGATACGTCCCGCTTTGACGCTGCTTGGAAGGAATACATCCCCAAGACTCGGCGGTCTTTGGCTGATGCTGTTAACTCCCGCACGTTTTTCTTGATGCTGCGGTTGTACATTCTGCTTCCGCCAAAGTCCCCACAAGCGGCTCGAAACAAGATTCTCGACTACTTCAATCGTCCGATTGGAGCCAGAAGGATTGACAAGAAGACCGGAAAGTTTCTCGGTCGTTCGCGTGAATTGCGCTTGGTCCACTTGATCGCTCAAGCGAAGAACGCTAAAGCGGGAAAACACGGACTCTACGGTCAAGATATGCGTGACGCTGCTGGAAAGCTTCGTCGTCGCGCTGCTGGATCAGTTGGTTACCTCAAGTCTGCTGTAACCAAAGCAATCAAGAAGTTGTCTCCGTCGTTTCAACAATTCGGTGGGACTCGACGAGCAAAGAAGGGTTCTGCTCAAGTGCGGATCGTTGCTGGAAATCAAGCTCTCATCAATCTTGCGAACCAATACGGTTTGCCCCAAGAGAACGTTTCAATGCATCGCGGGTCTTCAGCGTATGCATACAATGCAAAGGCTGGCTTCTCCCCGTCGAGTCATGTCCGCTTGAACATTGGTCTTGCTGACAACCAGATTGGAAAAGTTGAGGCAATCTACGCAAAAGCGATGCAGCAAGCTTACAACGACGAAGCCAAAGAACTTGAGGATCACATTACCGCTGCGTTTCAAGCGGCTTTTGATGGTTCTGAATCGAAAGGAATCGTTGTCCAATGAACGCTGTTGCTCTCAGAACTGAACGCGCTCTTGTCGATTGGCTGTCTGCTCAAGACTGGTCTGCGTCTCCGCTTGGAACCCCAACCTGTTTGACGAGCTACGGTCATGGAGCGTTTACAGATCCAGACTTGGAAGATCGGATGCCAGACTTCCCGCGCATAGTTGTTCGCTCATCGACTGCGGTTCCGGTTCATCCTATTGACAGGACTTGTGAGGTTGACGTAACTGCTACGCTTCAGCTTTCCGCTGACGATACTCCCGAGTACAACGTTCTTGCGACCGTTGCAGCGTTTGAAGACATCCTGCAACCACTATTCGTTGACGACAACATTTCAGAATTGAACGCTGGAGAATACAACGAGTCTGGAGGGTTTGTTGCGTATTTCGCAACGCCAACTGACTTCGGTATCAATGACACTAGTGAAAGAGCTAGAACTTTCTCGCGCTCCATGACAATTTTCGCAGCAGCAAACGCAATTTAACAACCCAACAACATGGCAAACTCAAAAGGACTCGCTCTAGTCTATGGAGCGAAAGGAACGATAACGCTTTACACTCCTGCTGGCGTCGCTCTGACGACTGGAGCGATCACCACAATTGAGAGTTACGACGCAACCCACGAAGCCGATGTTGAGCAGATCAAAAACTCTGCCGGTGAGGTTGTAGCTCAAGTGTCCGCTAATGAGCGCATTTCGCTCAACGTGACGTTTATTCCGTCCGCTGCGAGCTTTGCTCAAGCCAAGCTTGCCGCTGGCCTCCCTGCTGTAAACGGATACGCCACAATTGCTTCTAGCGACGGCGTGACTATCGGTAGCGGAGCTTCAAATTCTTTGGATGGCAATTACGTTTACGCAGGTGGCGGAAGTGTCAAATTCACTAGCAGCGGAAAGGTGATGGTCACTGTTACTCTGACCAAGTATCTTGATACGACTGCAATGGCTGGTAATGCTACAGTTTACACTCTGTAATTTGTGGCAGATCTTGCAAAGATACTCGCAGAGACCGGACCTCAAGCTCCAGTGGTGCTTGGGGTTCGACTCGTTCCCTACACCGTAGGTCATGCGATTGTCTTGCAGCGTTTGCGCTCCCCCTACGTTTTAGGTGGAGAAATTACACCGAGCGATTTAGCGGAGGCTGTGCTTGTTTGCTCACAGTCTCCGTTCGAATCCATCAGGTCCATCAAATCAATCTGGCGTGACCTCGTTCTGTGGTTGTGGGGAAAGCGGATTGAGCGAATGAATTTGGTCGTTGAGTCCGACAAGTTTCAGTTGTGGCTCAAAGAGCAATCAACCGCTCCCGAAGTGCTGATGGAAAGCGGAAGCAAGCCAAAGACTCCCGCGATGCCGTGGCCCGAACGGGTTCTTGTTGGATGTCTCAACATTGGGATTGCTCCTGACGATGCGATCCAGATGCCTCTTGGTGACGCAGAAAGGCTCATTCTAGCGCACGCAGAGATGATGGGTCAGG